TTCCTTCGTCAAGGCCGGCCGCATCCAATTCCTGAGCGACTGCCATCACGGCCTCGCCGGCGCGACCGTGGAGCTCCCCGACTGCGACTGGTGACAGGCCCATGAGGTATGTTGAGGGGCAGGAGCGAACCCCGATGCAAGACCCTGGCAGACCCCCCCCGACCCTCGGCCGGCGTTTCCTCGCCTGGCTCACCCGAAGCACGATCCGGCCGGCGCCTGGGCCTCGGCTTCGCCTGACGATCCCCCGCGTCGCGACCCTCGACGAGCTCGCCGGCGTCGATCCTCCGGCCTGGCTTCGCTTCCAGGTGAAGGCGGCCGGCAAGGTCGAGACGCGGCACCCGACGGCTCTGATCGTCTGCCCCTTCGGCCACCGCTTCGCGATCGCCGGCGGCCATAGCATCGGAGGGACGACCGGCGCCGTCGAGCCCCAAGTGGGATGCCCCGAGGCCGGATGCGGCTGGCTCGCGTTCGTCGAGCTCGACGGCTGGGAGCCGGCTTGACCTTCCTCGAGCGGATCGCCAGGGCGGCGGCGCGACACGCGCCGGCCGAGCTCGAGGCGGCCGAGGACGAACCGACCAGGCCAGGGCATCCCGCTTGCACCTGCGGCCACCCGAGCCGGCAAGGCCCCGACCACGATCCGACCTGCGTGCGCTTCCTCCCCTCGAGCTCGCCCAGGCCGAAGCGCGAGCGGAACCCCGAGCCCCCGCCAGGGCATCGCCGGCGGAAGCGCTCGAGCTCCTCGAGCTCGCCGGCGGCGATCGCCGAGGTCGAGGAGGAGGATGCGCCCTGCCCCGCGTGGATTCTCCGGCGAGCTCGAGGCGAGGAGCTCGAGGGCGACCCCCAGGGCGAGGCGATCGCGCCACCCTGGCCGGCCGACGTGCTCCCCCTGGTCGAGCTCCTCGAGCTCGGCGAGGTCGAGGCGCCGGCCGTCCCGTTCAAGCTCCAACCCTGGGTGACGATCACCGGCCCGCGCTGGCTCGAGAGCATCCGGCGCGAGGTCGCGGCCGGCACGCGATCGGCGCGAGCTCAGACCGGCGCGATCCAAGAGGACTTGCGCTTCCTGGCTCTACGGCTTCGCGGCGACGCGACGGCCGAGGAGCTCGAGGGCGCGAGACGCGGCCCGTCGTTCGGTTAGAGTCGAGAGCTCGAAGGGAGAACAAGATGCCAGCACCGAACGGCGCCGCGTTCGTCGGTTCTATGGACAAAATGCTGTGCGCGATGAGTCGCGACCTCGCCATCTCTCGCGGCGAAATCGAGGGCATCCGCTCCGAGCTCGTCGGCGATATGCGGCGGATCGGCGGCGACGGCCTGGACAAGATGGGAAGCGTTCGGATCGGCGGCCGGCAGATCATCCGGCCGACCTCGCCGAACCTTCGACGGCTTGGCATCACGTCGCAACGATCGGAGGAACGGTTCAGCCGGTTCCGGCTCCAGTGGCTCAACAAAGACCAACTGGAACAACGCATCTCGGCCGGCTTCGACGCGGCGCAACGCGCCGAGTTCCACCGACACAGCAACCGACTAGCGCGGAACGCTCGCAGCTTCCTCCGCGAGATTCAGGAGCTCGACCCCGGCCTGAGTGCCGAGGTCGAGGCAACCATCGCGCAGATCGACGACGCGAGAAACGACCTGCTCAAGCTCGAAGTGAAGTCATGGACGAAGCTCGATGAGACGCTCCGGCGCGGCATGGGCAACGGCCTCACCCGCGAGGCGCTCGGCGACTCGATCAACACCTACGACCTCAACCGCAACCTGTTCAACCTCTCCCTGCTCTCGCACCCCCCAGGCGTCTCGCGCCAGATTCTCGCCGGCAGCGCGGAACGGATGGCGGCACGCGTCGCGAGGAGGAGGGCGGCCGAGATTCCCAAGACGGCGTTCCTTGTCCCGGCCGTCTGCCCCGCCGGCCCGTCGGCCGTCGTGCTCAACCCAGGAGGTCGCACGGCCGAGATTGCTTGGCGCGTGATGACGATCGAAGCGCTCACCGCTCGAGCGGCGACGCTCGGCACCGCGACCCAGGGCGCCGGCGGCGGCTTCCGAGGGATCGGCGAAGGCCCAGGGACCGAGGAGTTTTACGTGCCCGTCCCGCCGGAGAACCTCGACGAAGTGCGCGAGATTATGCGCGAGCGGCGGCAAGACTTCCTCCGAGGCGGCACCGCGCTCGACGGCTCCCCTCTCGAGTGAAAGAGAACGAGCCCCAGGCGCCGGCGCCGACTGTTCGCGTTCCCGATCGGTGCGCGGCGTGCGGCGATCCCATCCAGGTCGTGACCAGGACGTGGGAGTGGATGGCGTCGTTTTGGGGGAAGGTCTACGGAGCGAACCTGTGCAAGAGAACGAGATGCCGAGTCAAGGCCGAGGCGACCCCGAGGCTCATCGCCGAGGAGATAGACCGGCGACACCAGGAGCTCGACGACCTCGAGAGGCCGTGAGGGTTCCGCTCATCCGCGCCGGCGAGCTCGACGCCGGCGGCCGAGCTCGAGACGCGGCCGAGCTCGAGGCGTTCGCGGCCGTGAACACCCGCGAGCTCGAGTGGGATGGCTCGACGCTCTGGCTCATCTCGGCAACGGCCTCGCCAACAGGGGCGAGCCTGGGTTACCCTGCGAGCGATGGCAACGGGAACCGAACGACGACCAGGCAAGCGAATCGGGGGAAGCGTCTACCTTCACCGAAGCGCCATCGCGGGAAGCGAACAAGCCGAGGCCGTCGAGCTCGCCGCTAAGAAGCTCCCCGACGGCTTCGCCTGGCACGTCGCCAAGGTGAACGAGCAGAGCGGCGCCGTCACCTTCGTCACGTCGCCCGACTTCGACACGGCCGACGAGCCGACCGTAGGCGACGCGATCCGAGTGACCCAGGCCGGCGAGGTCGTCGCCCAGGCCGGCGCGGCCGACCCCTGGATCTACCACCACAAGTGGCAGATGGTCCGCGAGGACTATGCCGGCTTCAACGTCGCCGAGTCTCGAGCTCGGTCGGCGGCCTGGGAGGAGCTCGAGGGCGTTGACCGATCGCGCATCGGCAAGCGCTCATGGTGGGAGCAACACGTCACCGCACGACTCGAGGCGAAGGGAGCGACGACGATGCCCGTCACCGTGAAGCAAGAGGGCGACGTGTTCCGCGTCGTTGACGCAGAGAGCGGCGAGCTCGAGCGCAACGCGGCCGGCACGGCCGTCGATGGCGGCGGCCACGAAGCCGAGGGCGACGCGCTCGCCCAGGCCAGGGCGATCAACTCGCGGAAGGGCGTCCGCGCCGAGTTCGTCGAGGCGCTTCGGCTCGGCCTCCCCGGCTTCCTGACGAGCTCGACGCCGGAGGAGGTCGCCGGCCTGGGCGTCGTCATCCGAACCGGCGAGCCCGTCGGCCCGTTCCCCGGCTTGACGGCTTGCCCCGTCGCCGTGCTCGAGCTCCTCCCGACCGCCGAGCTCAAGCGGCTCGAGAACCAGCGGCATCTGTTCTGGGTTCCGATCGGCGTCGAGGGCGCCGAGGCGATCGCGGCGGCCGAGCTCACGACCGGCGAGGCGGCCGGCCACACGCACACCTACGAAGCCGGCGCCGACGTGACGAACGTGACCGCCGGCCACGCTCACGACCTCGAGCCAGGCGCCGAGCTCACCAGCGAGACGGACGGACACACGCACCCCCGCGACCCGGCCGAGGCGTCGGCCCGCGAGGAAGCCGCGCCGATCACCGACGACGAACGGCGCGAGCTCATGTTGCTCTCCGGCGCGAACACGGCGAAGGCCCGCGACTCGGCGAGCAAGCCGATGCGCTTCTACGGCGAAGCCGGCCTCCTGGTCGGCGAGGTTCTCGACTTCGGATGCGGGAAAGACCCGCACGACTTCGCCCGCTACGACCCGGCGCACCACCCCGACCCGGCGGCGTTGAACAAGCAATGGGACACCGTCACCTGTAACTACGTTTTGAACGTGCTACCGCTCGAGGGACTCCGAACGAACGTGATGCTCTCGCTTCGCTCGCTCGTTCGCGCCGACGGCCATGCGCTCGTTTCGGTCTGGCAGCGATCGCCCGAGGCCGAGACGTTTCGCACGTCTCGCGGCTACCAGTGCGGATGGTCGAAGGAGGAATGGACGGCGTTCCTCGGCAAGTTCTGGACCGTCGAGGAGCTCAAGGCCGGCGGCGAGGTCTGGGCGTGGGAGCTCACCCATCCGGCGAGCCCAGGGAAGCGGCCTTGATCTTGGCACGACCAGCGCATACGCTGCGGACGTTGGCAACACGGACGGGCGCAAGGGACTCAGGGAACAAACTCAAATGATGCCTGGTGTTGCCAACACTTCATCCGGCTTCGCTCCGGGCAACGGTGGCGAAGGATGTTCCTTCGTGACCCGCGCCCACCTACACCGAGCGAGGGCCAGCCGATGACCCTCGCCGCCTCGAGCACCGACCTCGCGAAGCTCTCGCTCCTCGCCACCCTGATGGGTCCGAAGGACGCGACGGCCGACGCACCTGACAAGGTCGGCAAGCTCTGGCACATCACGATCATCAAGGCCGGCCGAGCTCTCACAGGAGACGAGTATCCGGCCGAGGTTCTACGCGACTCGCTCGACATCTTCCGAGGTCTGCCCATCTACTCGTTCCGCTTCGGCGACGACGCGGCCGACGATCCCAACAGCGGATTCCACCACCTGCCCGAAGGCGCGAGCAACGACCCGCGAGGACAGCCGACCGGCAACCTCATCGGCCAGGTGACGAACGAGGTCTGGTGGAACGAGGAGGAGCAAGCCATCGAGGCGCTCGCCGCGATCGACGACAGCAAGATCCGCGACCGGCTTCGCAACGCGTTCACGCGTGGCGCGATCGGCAAGGGCGCCGAGGTCGATGTGTTCGGCTTCTCGATCTACGCCGAGGTTCTCAAGAGCGACATGCGCGTGGCGAAGTTCGTGAAGGGCAACAGCCTCGACCTGGTTACCAGGCCGGCGGCCGGCGGCGCGTTCGTCTCGATCGTCGCCGAGGCTCCCCCCGTCACCTTGCTCGAGACGCTCCGCGCCGAGTCGGGGCTGGACGATGCGGCCGTGCTCGAGGTCGTTCGCGCCGAGCTCGCGACCAGGGCGACGGCGATCGCCGGCGACACGACCAGGACGAAGGATCAACGGAAGGCGGCGCTGGTTGCGCTCGCCGACGAGCTCACCGGCTCGACTCGCGATGGCGAGCTCGAGGGTATGGTGTGTTCTCAACTCAACGCGGCCCGAGCGGCCATCGACGAATCGACCCCCTTGAAGGAGGGCATCATGGACGCAGCGACCATCACGAAGCTCGTAGCCGAGCAAGTAACGGCCGGCATCGCAAAGGCCCGCGCCGAGGATGCCGAGCAAGAGGCAGCGGCGACGGCAGCGGCCGACAAGGCCCGCGCCGCCAACCCGATCGACGAGCTCGCGGCCTGGCTCGAGGGACTCGAGGGCGAGGAGCGGATGAGCGCTCTGCAACAGGTTCAGGCTCTCCTCTCCGGCATGGGCGCGATGGTCGAGGACGAAGGCGCCGGCCTGGCGGCCGACGAGTTCGCCGCTCTGACCGCCGAGCTCAAGGCCGTCACCGAGGAAAAGGACGGCAAGGTCCGACGCGCTCGGCTCGCCAAGGTTCTCGAAGGTCTGACGACCCCGAGCGAGCAGACCGCCGAGGGCAAAGAGCTCGAGCGGATGCGTGCCGAGATGAGCTCGACAAGCTCACGCCGGAGCTCAAGCTCCGCGACGCGACGGCCGCGCTCATGCTCGCCGACGTGACCGGCGTGACCGTCAACGGGATGGAGGTCGCCGGCCTCCGCGAGAGTCTCGAGACGCTCATCAAGGACAAGCCCTACCTGGTCGAAGCCGTCACGCTCGCGGCCGACGCCCAGGGCAAGACGGCCGAGGAGCTCGCCGAGCTCGCCAAGGCCGGCAAGGCCCCGACGGCCGAGGAGCTCGCAGCGGCGAAGCTCGAGGCCGACGAGTCGGCGCAGAAGGCGGCCGAGCTCCAAGCGCTTTCGGCCGCGACCATCCGCGAGTCGGTCGGCGCCGGCGGCATCGGCGCGATCCCCGACGCGCTCGCCGGCACGATCAAAGACCTCCAGATGCGAGCCCGCCAGGGCGACATCGCGGCGGCTCTCAAATACAGCCGCATCCGTTCCAAGCTCATCGGCGCCTAGCGCCGACCAACCGACGACACGCGCCGGCGTTGTGTAGCGTCTGCGGCCCGCACAATTCTTAGAGGAGAAACCCATGACCGACCTGACTACCTTCCTGGCGGGTTCGACGCTTCCCGAGCTCCTCGAGAGCTCCGGGCTCGAAGATCCCGTGGCTTTCATCACCCGCTTCGAGTCGTCCTTCCTGACGGCTCTCGGATTCCCCGGCAGCATGGCGACGGCCGAGACGACCCACCACCAGTGGGCCGAGGACGCCCTGAACCCCGACGCCGGCACGCTCGACGATGCGACGCTCTCGGCCGTCGCGACGACGATCAACGTGACCGCCGGCCAGGGCGTTCGGTTCCGCGCTGGAGACATCCTCCAGTTCGACGGAAGCCGCGAGCTCATTCGCGTCACGTCCGTCGCGACCGACGCGCTCACCGTCACCCGCGCCGAGCGCGGCACGACTGGCGAGACGCAGGTCATCGGCGACGTGCTCGAGGTCGTCAACAACCCGAACAACGAAGCCGGCACCGCAAAGACGGCGCGGCCGACGACGTTGACCCGAGGCGACAACTACACCGAGCTCTTTGACGACACCGCGAGCGTCACCGGCGCGATGCGGAAGTCGAAGAACATCGGCAACGTGGGCGACCAACTCGACCACCAGGTGTTGCGCGTCCAGCAAGACCTCATCCGTCGGATCGCTCGCACCGTCGTCAACGGTAAGCGGCAGAGCTCGAGCCCCGAGGGCGACGGTTCGGCCGGCGGCGAGCGCACGATGGACGGGATCATCCAGATGCTCCTCGGCGGATCGGACTCCGTGGTCGTCGATGCGGCGACCGGAGCGCTCACCGAGGATCTTCTGAATCAGGCGCTCGAGGATTCTTGGAACCGAGGCGGCCGGCCGACGCTCCTCGCCGCGAGCACCAAGCAGAAGCGAGCCATCTCCAAGCTCATGGAAGGTCGCGTCCGGTTCTCCGGCGAGGACAACGTCCTGGGCGTCGTCGTCGAGCGCTTCGTGTCTGACTTCGGCATCGTCGATGTCATGGAGCCCGACAAATACATCCCGAAGGACGCCGTTCTCATCGTCGATCGCGCTCGCCTGGCGATCGCGAAGCTCGGCACCGACGGCAACCCCTTCGAGGAGACGGAGCTCAGCAAGACCGGCCACGTTGACAACCGACTGGTGTCGATCGAGCTCACGCTCGAGGCGAAGAACACCAGCGACGGCGGCCACGCGCTGATCCACAACCTCTCGGCCGCATAGCCTAAGCGGCTCGATCGACCTCACGACGAGACACAAGCGCGGCCGAGGTCGATCGAGCATCGACCTCGGCCGTTGGCTTGTGATAACGTCTCGAAGGACAACCACCCAAAGGAGCGAACCCAATGGCCCGAAGCAAGGCACCGAGTCGAAAGAAGAAAACGCCGGAGCGGAAGCGGATGCTTCGCGGCTTCCTGGTCGCGCACGGCTTCACCCCCTACCGATTCAGCACGCGAATCACGCCCCCCTACTTCGAGACTGACAACGTCGAGCTCGGCCAGGCGATCGCGCTCGCGAAGGGCATCCAAGAGCTCTCGCCGTCCCAGATGGAGGACTACAAGAAACACCTGGCGGCGATCGACCCCGCTCGGATCGCCCGCGACATTCGCGCAGCGGCCGACCAGGACGAGGACGCACGCCAGGCCGAGCTCGAGGAAGCGAAGGCGGCCGAGGCCAGGGCGAACACGAAGGCAGCGGCGGCGGCCGAAAAGGTCGCCGAGCTCGGCGGCGACGACTCCGACCTGTTCGGCGGCGGCGAGGACGAAGCCGACGCCGAGGACGCCGGCCCAGGCATCTCGGCCGACGACCTCGACGCGATGTCCGAGCTCGAGCTCCTGGGCGTGCTCGAGGCGTTCGGTATCAAGCCCCCCAAGGTCGGCGGCCGTTCGATCCTCCTGCCGATCGCACAGCAAGCCGTCGCCGGCAAGATCAAGGCGCCGGCCGAGTCGGCCGAGTAGGTAGCGCGTGAGCCTCCCGATCGACTTCCCGTTCGTGACCGTCGGCGACAGCTTCCCATCCACGGAAGCCTGGCGCCTCGCCGGCTTCACGGATGAGAACACAGATCGGGGGCGCCTCCACGCGACCTTCACCGTCGTCGGCGGCGAGCTCCAGGTGAGTCTCTACAGCGATCGCGACAAGGCGAACCTGGTCGCCCAGGGCCAGGCGGCGACGAACGCCCGCGCAACGCTCGCGGAAATGAACGACTCCGGCATCTCCGGCTCTGTGTTCATCACGAACGTCAACGCCGACAACATCGTGGTGTTCGTCGCCCTGGCGACCGACCTCGACATCGAACGGCGCGACGATCGCATCCGGGGATTGCTCGGCGAAGATCCTGCGGAGTGCGACTTCTCTGCCGTTTGGGACTTCGTCATCCGCGAGTTCTACGTTCGCATCCAGGCCAACTTCCCCCCGCCGGCGTTCGTCTCCGACCCGCTTCGGTTCCCTGGCTCCGGCCAGGTTCAGACGGCCGGCCGGCGAGGACTCCCCGACGTTCACGCGATCCACCTATGGCACCTGAACGGCGAAGGGGATTGGGAGCTCAAGGGACTCGAGAACCCTGGCGACTGGCGAACGTGGGCGACGCTCTACAGCTTGCATCTGATTTGGGACCGCCGAGCTCGGAGCGGAGATGACGAGCTCGTCGCCCGCGCCGATCGCTACCTGTCCGACTCCGATCGGGCATGGTCGATGGTTCCCGTCCTGGTCGATTCCGACGGCGACAGCGTTCCCGAGCGGCAGGTCAAAACGCGCAGCAGCTACCTAACGAGGGGATGACGATGGCAAAGAGCCGCGCATTGCTTTCGTTTGAGTGGGGAACCGACACGCTCATCCCGGCGCTCGAGAACCTTCCACGCGAAGCCGAGCGAGCCGTTGCCGAGGTCGTCGCGCTCACCACGGATCGCGCTTTCAAGATGGCGAAGAACCGGACGCCCGTCGATCGCGGCGACGCTCGCAACGGCTGGCGCCAGTCGGCTCGAGGAGCGAACGGCCGCATCTTCAACAACGTCGCATACATCAACGTGCTCGAGTTCGGCGGCTACCCCGTCACCCCCTCGAGTCACACGAGCCGCTCCGGCCTCCGGCGAGGTCGCGCCGTCCTGGGCGGCCGACCCCCGCCGAGCGCTCGCGACGCCGGCGGCCGGTTCACCGGATCGGCCAGGACGCAGAAGGCCCCAGGCGGCCGGCCGGATATGCGGAACAACGTGAGCAAGCAGGCGCCACGCGGGATGGTTCGCTCGACGCTCGAGGACATCCAACCCCGCTTCCTCTCCGACCTCACCAACGCGATCAACACGCTCCCGGCCTGGACCTGATGGCGTTCGGCGACCCCCCCATCACGAACGAGGACATCGAGCGCAACCTGCTCGAGCACCTTGAAAAGCTCCTCCCCGAAGGGCTACGGATTCACATCCCCGGCGAAGTGTTCAGCCCCGAGCGAGCTCGCGAATGGATCGAGCCCCGCATCCTCTCGATCGACTTCGAGCAGGAGAGCCGACCCGGCGAGGAGTTCGGTCGCCTCGAGCTCGAGGTTCGATGCTTCATCAAGACCGAGCAGAAGGGACGGCGGCGCCTCGAGCTCTCGACGCTTTGCGACAAGGTGTTGGAGGTCGTCGGCGGCGAGCGGAACGTGAACGCGGCCATCATTCTGCAAGAGGACAAAACAGACATCGGGCGCCTACAGTTCGGCGCCTCGAGACAGGCCAGACTCTACGGCGCGGCCGTGAGCATCGGCGGCGTCTCGATCGTTGGGCTAGACATTGCTACGATTCAGGTGACCGTCCTGGTCACTGGTGACCCTTAAAGGAGAAACAGATGCCAACTCACAACCTACGGCAAGGCGTCATCAAGATTCAGAGCGGCGACGCCGTTGCCCTGGTCAAGACGGCGGCGTTCACGGAGGGCGACTTCTCGTTCACGCGAACGAAGAACACCATCCAAGTTAAGAACCGGGGGAAGCTCGACCATCTCCGCAAGGGAGACGAGGAGGCCATCACGTATTCCTTCTCGGCCAAGTTCGTCGATAAGACCCTCCGGCGTTGTCTCGAGGAGTTCATTTGGGACGGCACGACCGAGAACATCACCGGCCTCACCGCGCAAGTGAACAACCCGGCCGAGCCGACCGCCTACGCCTACGAGCAGGACAGCCTGGCGACGGCGGCCGGCGACGCGATCCAGACGAAGGTCGCGAACGGCGTCGCGCCGAGCTCGGACGGCGAGTATGGCGAGGACTTGAAAACCCGCGACGACCTCGAAGGCGTCGAGATGGTCGGCGACGCCGAGGCCGTGGTGGTTGTCGGCGGCACGTTCGCCGTTCAGCCCCCGGTGGCCGACACCGACGTGGACATCATCTACAACGCCATCGGGCGCTCGACGCTTGACCCCGGCACGTCGGATGTCAAGACGTTCCGCATCGACCTCGAGAAACTCGACGTGGCTCTCGCCGCCCAGGGGATCGTGGATGAGACATACCAACTCAACCATTGCGTGGTCGAGTCGGTCGAGCAGGCCGAGGGCGACGAGTTCGACACCGTCAGCTTCTCCGGCTTCGCCTACATCACCAAGGCCACCATCGTCTAACCGAGTCGCCGAGCTCGCGCCCCGAGCTCGGCGGCGATCGCCCCCAGGAGGTCAGAACGATGCCGACTAAGAACCTGCGCCACGGACGCATCCGTTTGTTCTCTGGCGATGTGCCTCTGGCGCTCGAGAAAACGGCCGCGTTCACGGAGGGAGACTTCTCGTTCACGCGAGCCAAGACGACCATCCAGGTCAAAGATCGCGGCGCCCTGGGCCACCTTCGTCGAGGCGATGAGGAAGCCGTCGCCTGGTCGTTCTCTGCCAAGTTCATCGACAAGACGCTCCGAGAGACGGCCGAGGATTACGTGTGGGAAGCGACGGCCTTCCAGATCAAAGCGCTCACCCCCTCGAGCAACAACCTCGCGGCCGTTCCCTACCGATACCGGCAGGGATCGATGCAGCCCGCGACCGGCGAGGCGATCGCCACGAAGCTCGCGCACGGCGTCGCGCCGTCGGCGGATAACGAGTTCTCCGAGCCCGTCGGCTTGCTTCGCCAGGAGGCCGAGTTCCTCGAGATTGACCCCGGCACCGTCAACGTCTACCCGGCGGCGGCCGACACGGATATGGATGTCGTGTTCGACGCGATCGGCACCAGCACGCTCGACCCGAAGGGCATCACGTCGCCGCGTTGCGAAAGCGATCGCCGCACGTTCCTCATCATTCTCGAAAAGTTCGATGTGGCTCTCACGAAGGAAGGCGTCATCGCCGAGCAATACGAGATCAACCACGCGACGATCGAGAGCGTCGAGCAAGCCGAGGGCGACGAGTTCGACACGTTGACCTTCTCGGGGATCGGCTACGTCACCAAGCCGAGCGTTTCCCCTGGCGGCCCGTCCGACATCGTGAGCCCACCGAGCGAGCAAACCATCGAGCTCAACCTGTCGGATTCCGTGTTCGTCTCCGACGAGCTCGACGACCTCGACGTGTTGGTGACCGCATAACACACCGGCGGCCCACCGGCCCGAACAGGTGGGAGGAGCGAAGCGGCTATGAAGATTCTGGGACACGTAGGCATCAAGGCGAGGACCGAGAGCGTCAACCTCGGCGACCTGGAGGACGGGACCGCCCTGGTCATCGAGCTCAAGGCACCGAGGCTCAACGCGATCACCTCGCTCGACTCCGAGCTCGAGGCGCCGCCGGCGCCACAGGCACCGGCCGGCGAAGTGCTCCGCGACGAGCGCGGCCGAGTGCAGAAGGACGACGGCGGCCGGCCGATCACGACCAGGAACGAACGCGACCCGGCCTACCTCAAGGCGCTCGAGAAACACGGCGAGCTCGAGGGGCGGCACAACCGAGCCAAGACCCTCGGGATGCTCCTCGAGTGCATCGGCGGCCAGATCGAAACGGAGGCCAAGCTCGAGGACTACGGCGAGGGCAAGCCGGCCGGCGCCCTGGTCGATTACTACGATGCCGTGTGGCTCGAGCTCGAGGCGTTCGGGATCGACCTGGTCGCGATCAACCGACTCACCAACGCGGCGATGCGTCTCGCCGGCCTGGCAGACGAGGAGCTCGACGGCGCACGCGAAGCGCTGGGCGCGACCTCGGGAAACTAGAGGAGGGCCAGCGACGCACGCAGGTCTATTGGGAGCTCCGCTTGTGGGAGCTCTTTCCAGACCTTCCACCCTGGCCCCTACCTCCTGGCGCTTCGTTCAGTGCTCTCGCTCGCGAGGAGCAGGTGTTACTCTTGTCCTACGCGGCACTGAGAGACTCCGAAGAACACGAAGCGGCGAGCTCGCGAGGAGCAGAGTAAAGGATGGCAAGAGGCCCAGAGCTCGAAGGAAGAATCTCCGGCGACTCTCGCGGCTTCGTCGGTGCGTCGAAGAAGGCGCAACGCAGCCTGGGCGACCTCACCAAGCAAGGCGAGAGCACCGGCGCGAAACTCGGCAAGGCGTTCAAGGGGATCGCCGGCGGCCTCAAAACGATGGCGAAGCTCTCGGCCGTCGCCGGCGCGGCGCTCACCGGCGTCGGCATCGCGGCCGTCGTATCGTTCGCCAAGTTTGAAAAGAAGTTCGCTCAGGTCACGACGCTCATCGACGGCCAGCCCAAGGCGATCGCCAGGCTATCGAAGGAGCTCCGGCAACTCTCGGTGACGATGGGCGTTGACGTGCTCGAAGCGACCGAGGCGGCTTACCAAGCCATCTCGGCTGGGCGAACCGTCGCCCAGGCGCCGGCGTTCCTAGAGGCCGCGTTCAAGGCAGCGGCGGCCGGCGCCTCGACGGCCGACGAAGCCGTGGACGCGTTGACCACCGTGATGAACGCGTTTGTCGGCCAGGCGATCGACGTGGACAATGCGTCCGACGTTCTGTTCGCGACGATCAAGGCCGGCAAGACAACGATGTCCGAGCTCGCCGCGTCGATCGGCCAGGTCGCCCCCGTCGCCGCGTCGGCCGGCGTGCGCTTCGCCGATATGTCGGCCGCGATGGCGTCGATCACCGCGAGCGGATTGAACACGGCCGAGACGAGCACCGCGCTCAAGGCGACCATCGTCGGCATCCTCAAGCCGAGCGAGTCGGCGGCCAAGGCGTTCGCGAGCATCGGCGTCTCGGCCGACACGCTCGCCGATAGCCAGCTAGGGCTCGAGGACGCCATCACCAAAGTTCGGACGGCCGTCCGACAGAACAACCGGCGACTGGTTGAGTTCTTCCCGAACGTGCGAGCGCTCAACGGCGTCAGCATCCTCGCCGGCGACGGCTTCAAGAAGTTCATCGACACGCTCAAGCAAACGCGCAACGCGACCGGCGCGGCCGAGACGGCTTTCAAGAAGGTCGAACGGACTCTGGCATTCCAGTTCTCGAGCGTCGTCCAGGGCGCGAAGGATGCGTTCCGTTCTCTCGGCGAGGGACTCGCGCCGATCTTCGTTCCGATCGTCACCGCGCTCAACAACATGGTGACGAAGGCCCGCAAGGTGTTCGGCAGCTTCGCCGAGTTCATGCAGAAGCGAAGCGAGCAGATCGGTCGCGTCGTCACGATCTTCGTGAACGTCGCGAAGGCGGCCATCAACGGATTCCTCACGGCCGTCGGCGTTGACCTCTCGAGCGCTGGCAGCGCGTTCGATGAGTTCCTGGTGTTCGTCGAGAAGAACGGCAAGGCGTTCATCAACTCGGCGACCGAGATGGGCAAGAGCATCGGGCGCTTCGTGAAGTCGTCGATCCTGTTCATCAAGAAGATCATCGCGGCGATCGGAGAGATGGCGAAGGCGGCAGGGATCGCCGGCAGCGAGACGGCCACCGCGTTCTCCTCGATCGGCGGCATCGCGGCCGGCATCATCGTCGCGTTTGAGGGAGCGAGCGCGGCGATCCTCACGGCCGGCAACGCGGCGAGCCTCGCCATCTTCACGATCGCGGAGGGCACGCTCAAGGCCGTCAAGTTCGTCGCCGAGGGGATCGCGGCGGCCGTCGCCCTGGTCGCCGGCGAGGACGCGGCCAAGAAGTTCGACAAGGCGGCCAAGGGGATCGCCGACGCCGAGAAGATGATGGGCGACGCGGCGGCCGTGAGCTCGCGCAAGCTCGCCGAGCAGGTCGAGATCCTCGGCAACCTCGGCACGCGCTTCGACAAGCTCAAGGAGAAGATCGACGGCGTCGGCGACGCCCAGGAGGAGGCGGCCAAAAAGACCAACCGGATGACGACCTCGGTGCGGCAGCAACGGAAGGAGCTCGAGAGCGCGGCGAAGAAACGCGGCCGTCCAGGCGGCGGCCGTCCAGGTGGCCGGCGGCGGCACCAGCGAAGCGGCGGCGGCTCACGCGGCCGGCTCACCCTGGGCATCGTGCGCGGCCAACGCGGCGCCGGCTTCCCAGGACTCCGAGGCGGCGGCGGCCAGTTTGGAACCGTCGGCGCGACGGGCGGCCAGGGCGGCGGCTCCGGCCAGTTCGGCGGCATGGTCCAAGGCCCAGGAGCTCGAGGCGGCGGCGGCGGCGGCGGCGGCCAGCAGGGAGCGATGGAAGCGCTCGCGCAACTGTTCCAGCGCTTCCGCAAGCTCGCGAAGGAAGCGGCCGACGATCCCAAAGTGTCGGCCTCGTTCACGGCCGTCAAAGACAAGATCAAAGAGCTCGCCAGGAGCATCGGCACCGACGCGTTCGGCCCCGCGTTCCTCAAGCTCAAGCAAGAGATCACCGACGGCCTCGCCGGCCTCACGACCCCCGAGCAATTCACGGCGGCCGTCACCAAGACCCAGCAGCTTTTCGAGTCTACGGGCGAGGCGATTAAGAAGGCCGACCTGCCTGGCAGCTTCGGCAAGCTCCAACGCAAGTTCGTCGCCCTGGGCGACGCGACTGGCCCGAAGGCCCAGGCGAAGTTCCAGCGGCTCGCCGACGAGATGCGGAAGCTCGCCGACGCGGCGAAAGACCCGGCGAAGGCCGAGCTCGACAGGCTCGCGAAGTCGATGCAAGCGGCGGCCGACAAGGCAGGCAAGGCCGGCCTGGCTGGCGAGCTCGACGCGGCGGCCAAGGCGATGGACGGACTCAAGGCGTCGGCCCAGGGCGTCACCAGCGCGGCCAGCGGCGCCGGCTCGTTCCGCTCGAGCTCGAGCGGCCGGCGCTCGATCACCGGCCGGCCGATCGGGAACGATGGGCAGATCGAGAGCAGGCAGCGCGGCGGCTTCCTCTCAAAGACGGGCGCGTTCATCGGTCACCGTGGCGAGTTCGTCATCCGTAGGAAGGCGGCGAACGCCCTGGGCGCGGCCGAGCTCCGCAAGCTCAACCGAGGCGTCACCGTGAACAACACCATCAACGCGAGCGATCGCAGCACGATCGGAACACGGGCGCAGATTCGCGCCATGCTCCCCGAGCTCCGGCGCCAGACGAAGCTCGGCGTGAAGCAAGGCGGCCCGTTCTAATGTCGTGGACCTTCACCGTCACGAACCCCGAGGGCGTCACGCTCACCGCGACGATTCGGAATGCCGAGTTCAACGATGTCGATCGGCGCAACTTTCGCCAAGGGCGCGGCATCACCGAGGGCGGCATCGTCTACGTGCAAGACCTCGACGGCTCCGACCAGTTCGTGGATGCGTCGTGGGGATTCCTGACGACGACCGAACGCGCCGACCTCGAGGCGTTCTTCGGCCGCGATGGAACGCTCCGGCAAGCGCGGCCGTTCTCGATCGACATCACCGGCTCGAGTTTCCCGCAAACGCTCAAGGCCGGCATGGTCATCGATGGCGCCGTCGTCCAGGCCGGCGACGGCTACAAGGCCGGCCAAACAGTCAACGCCGACACGGCGAACCTGCGCGATGTGTTCCTCGACCAGTCAGAGCTCGCGTTCGACCAGGAACGGGATGAGCGCTTTAGTCTGGACCTCCGGTTTAGAATCCACCGAGCGGCATAGAGGGAGGCCAGGATGGCGGCGACTGTAGAGGTAAGAGTGTTGCACGGGGGGAGCCCCGCGCTCGGCGGGAACATCACCGGCCAGACGGCCCGCTTCAAGCTCGCCGACGACGACGCCCAGGATGCGGCGGCGCCGATCGACCGGCCGGCGGCCGGCGTCACCTACTCCTGGCGAAAGAGCTTCCTCCTTGTCGCGAGCTCGCTCCCCGACAACTTCCTGAGCAACTTGCGATTCTTCTCCGACGGCTCGGCGATCGGCGACGGCCAGCGCGTTCTGTTCGGAACCTCGACGAGCTACGTCCAGGCGACGGCGGCGGATGCCGAGCTCGCCATCTCGGCCGTTGACGTGGACAGCTTCACCGCGAACATCCCGAAGATCATCCAGGCCGGCAACTTCGTCGATGGCGCGAACGACATCGCGCCGTTCGCCGGCGGCGCCCTGCAAGATCATGTGATGCTCCAACTCGAAGTGGCGAGCTCGGCCGTCGGTGGCGACGGCGGAAGCAAGACCCTCACCTACCGATACGATGAGAGCTAAGGATGACGGCTCTGCCTCCGACCCAATGGGCTCTGCTCATGCCGACCGGCGAGGTCGTCATGGGCGCCGGCGACGGCCCCAACGGGAACGTGTGCGGGCTCATGGCCGAGGCGATCGCGGCGATGTGGTGCTTCCCTGGACTCCCGCGCTTGTTCCTCTCGGGACCGGCGGCCGTCAAGTGCGCGGCCGACTTCTCGATGGGCGTCGGCGTCAAGCAACGCGTCTGGTCGTTCGGCGACATCCTCGGCGACGACCGTCGCCTGTTTGTCTGGAGCTCGGGCGAGGTCATCGGGATCGGACGAACCCAGGAGGAAGTGGGCGCGGCCGTCCAGGCGATCCAGGCGGCGTGTAGACGGGGGGCGCCCCGTGCCTGAAATCTTCTCCGTCACGCCAGGACGCGGCCGAGCCGGCCAGGCCGGCGTCGCGATCGCCGGCGCCGGCTTCGCTCCGGCTTCGCCGTTCGGCAACACCGTCGAGGTCGATGGAGCCACCGCGTTCTCGATCGCGAGCCAGGACGAAACGGACATCGTGTTCGCCATCCCGTCGTGCTATACGACGTTCGGCTTCTGCGCGACTGACCTGTGGGTGATGATCCTGGTCCAGCGCAAAGACACGAACGAGTGGGCGACGTTCCGATGGTGGAGCAAGGCCAGCCTGGCAACGCTCCAAACGGACTCGCGGCTCACCGAAAAGATCCCCACCGGCGAGGACTTGGACAACCCCACAAACGACTGCCTCACGGCGGCGACGTGGAACCGGCTCGCGACCTTCGTCGAGTTTCTGACCCAGGAGGTTCTCACCGCGAAGGGCTCGGTGTTCTCTCGAGACGAGAACGGCATCGCGGAGGTTCTGGTCGGCGCCGACGGCATGGAGCTCAACCGAGTTCCGGCCGGCACCGGGATGCCGACCGGCTTGAAGTGGAACAAGCCGAAGCGCACCTGGACGATGCGATGGGGGCGGCGGATTCCGAGCGGCTCGACGGCTTCGACGATGGCCGTCAACGCGGCGGCCGACTCCGGCACGACCGGCGGCAACTCGCTCAACCACGTCATGCCGACGAGCGGCCGGCTTCGCTTCCTGACCGTCAACGTCGAGGCCGTCAGCGGCGACACGCTCGACCGCGTGCGCGTTGGCTACAACGATGGATTCGTCACGCTCCACGACTCCGGCACCGGCCTCGCGATCGGAGCGGATGACGCCTACATCGTTGACCTCGACGAGTGGGTGGTGGGTCGCGAGCTCCGCGTCCTTGTGGACAAGAGCGGCACCAGCGGCGCGATGGACCTGACCGCCACGATCACCATGGAGGAGGAAGTGAGGCCGGCCGTCCTGGCGACCTCGCTAGAGGACTTGATCGCCGACACCGTCGCCGTGACCGACTCGCTCGCCGTCCTGGTCGAGCTCGGCGGCGAGGCGTCCGACACGATCGAGCTCGACGCCGACACGATCGAGCTCGAGATGACCTACGGCCTCGAGCTCGCCGACGCGGCCGGCGCGACCGACGACCTCGAGCGCGTCGCCGACGGAGCTCGCGAGCTCGCCGACGCGATCGACATCCACGACGACGGCCCCGGCGCCCTGGTCGTCGAGGTCACCCAATGACCGTAAACCCATACACAGTAACGACCGGCTCGAGGCGGCGCCCAGGGAGGCCCCTGAGCGGCTCGAGGAGCTCCGCGCCCTGGGCGTCGAGCTCGAGGCCGAACGGCCAGCACGGGCGGCCCAGGCGCCCAGGCGACACCGTTCCTCGCCGGCTTGAGAGAACCTGATGGCGGCACCCGTTGGCGTCCTGGTCACCGCGATCGCCCCGCCTCGAGCTCGAGCCGGCGACTCGATCACCCTGGCCGGCACCGGCTTCGCGGCGGCCGGCAACACCGTCGAGGTCGATGGCCTGGCGGCGACCGTCACCGGCGAGAGCACGACGAGCATCACCGTCACCGTCCCGAGCTCGATCCGGACGGATCGCTTTGTCCCCGTCGAGGTCACGCACGCGACCGATGGCAGCGTCACCACCCGGCAATGGTGGAGCAAGGCGACGACGGCCGAGCTCGCGGCGTTCCTCCTGGCGATGCAGAACCCAGGTGAGTTTGAGGATTGGGGCGCGGCCTCGAGCGACGAGCACCCCGAGGACGTTGAGGCGAAGGACATCGAGGGACTCCACGAGCTCCTCCAATACCTGCCCATCGACGTGCTCCAGGCGAAGGGCGACATGGCCGGCGTCGGCCTGGGCGCGAACGTCGGCCGGATCACGAACGGCCCGCACGGCTCGACCGTGATGCTCGACCACAGCACCAGCGGCGGCGGCTCCGGCGCGAACCACCGAACGCGGCGGCCGACCTTCCTCTGTTGGGGGCGCCAGGTGAGCGACGCCGTCGCGACGCTCATGGCCGGCCACGGAGGCCCGACCCAAGGGAGCTCGGTCGGCGCCGAGCTCCGCACACCGGACGGCGGCTTCGCGACCGTGTTCCTCATCTACGTCGATCGCCAGGGCGGCACCCGCGAGCTCGACCAGGTCGAGATTCTAGTGGACGGCGTTGTGGTTCACGACTCCGGCACCGGCCTCGGCCTGGCGGCCCAAGATCACTACACGGCGAACGTCTGGGCCGACGTTGGAACCCTGACGGCCTCGAGCAGAATCAGCGTCCGGATGACGGGCGACGGCGGAACGAGCTCGGTCGAGTGCGTCGCCGGCCTGGTAGTGTTCTAGGATGGCGCTCCACGACCTAGCCCTGGTTGGCTCGCTCGAGCTCGGCGACACGATCACCGTCGAGCTCGACAGCTTCGAGCCGAACATCTCCGACGCGATCGCCGGCGCCGACACCCTCGAGCTCGAGGCGAGCTACTCGATCGAGCTCGGCGACGTGCTCGAGCTCGAGGCCGACGCGATCGAGGTCGAGCGCTCCGAGCTCCCCGGCGAGATTCTCCGCGAGCCGGCCGACGCGATCGCCGTCGCCGACGTGCTCGAGGCGCTCCTGGTTGACGGCAACATCCACACCGTCACGTCGGTCACCCCGCAACGCGGCCGGAGCGGCGAGACGATCACCATCGTCGGCACCGGCTTCGCCGCGTCGAACAACAACGTCCGACTCGACGGAACGGCTTGCACGATCGTCAGCCAGTCAACGACCCAGATCGTCATCACGCAGCCCACGACCTTCAACGTCACCGACGGCTTCGCGATCCTCCAGGTCAACAACTTCGACAACAACCGCGTCACCGAGGTCGCCTACTGGATCAAGGATGCCATCGCCGACCTCGAAGCGGCGAGCCTCTCCGACCAGGAGCCAGGCCCCGAGGAGTTCGCGGGAAGCGTCAACACCGGAGCGACCGGCGGCGTTCCCGTGACCGGCGCCGTCGTCGAAGATCCGACCCGCGCCGAGGCGCGAATGTGGGAGCGGATGGCGACGGCCCTGGACTTCCTCTTGCGCGACAACACGCCGAACAACGGCGACATCCTCACCCGCGACGCCGTCGGCCTGGTCGGCCTCGACGGCAAGACGGCGACCGAGGAGAAAGGCCAGCGACTCATCGCCGACTCGGCGGCGGCCGAGGGCGTTCGGTGGGGATACGAAGCGGACATCGACTTCCCCTTCGGTCACCAGATTCCGAGCGCGACGACGACGGCCCGACTCATGGGCGCGATGGCGCAGAACACCAGCACGACCACCGGCCAGGCCGACGAGTGGGTGGTGCCCCAGGCCGGAACGATCGATGCCGTCTATGTCGGCATCGAGACGCTCCAACTCGGGACCGACCGGCTCGTCCTTGTTCGCATCCTGATCGACGGCGTCGAGGCGCACACGTCGGGCGTCATCTCTCTCGGCGATCGCTCGCGCTACTTCGGCGGCAACCTGAGCATCGCCGTCGCGGCCGGCGAGCGCATCCAGGTCGAGATTACCAAGACAGGAACCCAGGCAGCGTTGAACGCGACGGCCGGCGTTAGGATGCAAACCACATGAGCTACGGGCATCCGACCAGAGCGAAGTGGGGCGGCGCGATCCTGGGCGCGTGCTTCGCGCAGAACCTTCATCAGTTCCTGGTCGATTCGCGCATCCGTCTCTGCCCCGCGTTGACCTTCTCGGTCGATTCGCACATCGGCGGCCGTGACCAGAGCGCGATCGCCCTGGTCGATTCGCTCATCCGATCGACCGAGCTCGCGGCGTTCTCAGTGGACTCGTTCGACCTCCGGCTTCCCACCGACCTCTACCGACTCACCGAGACGCACCCGATCATCCTGGTCGAGCTCCGACTGGCTGGCGGAACGCTCCGGCTCGCCAACCATGCCGTCCTGGTCGGCTCCGATCCCTACGCGCCTCGGCTCGCGAACGCCGGCGCGATCCTCCGCACGATCACCGAGGGAACCGATGAGGTTCAACTGGTTCTGGACGACACCGACCAGGGAGGCCAGGCCCGCTTCCGCGACCTGTTCGCGATCGACGCGCCGGAAGGTCGAGGCGTCTCGGTCTGGATCGGCTTGACCGACGACCCGAGCATGGTGGCGAATCGCATCCATCTCTTTGAGGGGAAGATCGAACGCGTCCCCGGCTTCTCCCGCGTCGATGTCTCGCTCGACGTTGTGAGGAACGAGGTCATCGACGATCGCCTGATGGGTCGCCTGGTCACGCTCACCGACTTCCCCGACGCGCCGGCCGAGGTTCTCGGCGCCGTCGTCCCCATCGTGTTCGGCCGCGTCGAGCTCTCGCCTGGCTTGGTCATCAACACGAACGGCGTCGGCCGTCTGTTCTTCAATCACTTCATCGCCGACGTGACCATCAAGCTCACCGACACGTCCAGCTTCCCGAGCTCGGGAACGATCCAGGTCGGCGACGAGCAGGTGACCTACACCGGGAAGAACGACACGGCCCGCGAGCTCACCGGCGCGACTCGAGGAGCGAACGGCACGACCGCGAGCGACCACGCGAAGGACAAGGAGGTTCGCGAGCTCGGCCCGTTCGTCGTCAAGTTCGCCGACCACCCCGTGGATGCGCTCACGGACATCAAGATCGTAGACCCCCAGGGCAACCTGGGCGAACCCGTCCCCGGCCCGACCTCGATCGACCACGCCGAGGCGACGGCGACCTGGGATGAGCTCCCGCGCATCCGATCGTCTGGTGTGGACTCCCTGTTTCAACGCGTTCACTTCAACGCCCAGGAGCTCGACAACGTCGCGGCCGATGCTCGGTTCACCGCTCGAGAGAATCCAGGCTACGACACCTTCGAGTATGCCAAGGTCGATCCAGCGGCCCCGCTCAAGATCACGACGAACGTGAACGACCTCGGCATCCCCGGCGACATCAAACGCGTGTGGGTCGCCGTCGTTCACGACTCCGCGCCACCGACGGCGGCGGCCGAGCAGGTCGAGGACGGGACCGGCTTCGTCGAGCTCACGGACGGCGAGGTCGCCGAGGGCGTCGTGTTCTCCCAGATATTCGATTGGGTTCCGCTCCCCGATGGCGGCTTCACGAACGCGACGACGACGGCCGAGCGCGTTCGCAACTCGATCGACGACGACGGAGTGAACGCGGCCATCGCGACCTTCAACGAGCTCACGCGATCGGTTCACGGCATCCCGAACGGCTACGGCGTTGTGTTCGCGACCGGCCTGGCCGGCGTCGTGCAGACAGCCGTGAACGACCAGAACGCGGCGAGCGCGGCGCACGCGTCGGCGCTCGCCTCGGCCCAGGCGGCGGCGAGCGCGGCGAGCTCGGCGGCGATCGTCGCCGGCGGCTCGGTCACCTTCCCGAGCAAGAGCCCCGCCAAGTTCCAACTGGTCGCGCAAGACCTCACGCCGATCGCCATCGCCCGCTTCGACGACCGGACCAACGACCGGCTCTACGATGTGGAGGTTCAGATCGAGCCATTCAAGCCGGAGACGAAAACGATCATCGCGGCCGTCGAGATTGAGACGGCCGGCATCTGGAGCAACGGCCCGAAGATCGTCAACCGTCACGTCCTTCTGGTCACGCAACGCGAGAACGCGGAGAGCATTTTCGACGGCGGCGACGACACGACCGGCGACACGGCTTTCAACATCCCCGGCGAGGTCAACGCCGGCGACGGCCCCGGCCTCGCCGCACGCGTCAAGTTTCTCGACGGCCAGGAGGAGCCGGCATCCTCCGGCTTCAAGGTCGTCAACGCCTACATCAGAGTGTGGGTGGATACCGTCACGCTCCTCGGCTACATCTACGCGCCGCTCCTCGCCTACCTCGAAGATGGGAGCGGCAAGGTCGCGGCCTCCGAGGTTCGGTGTCGGCACTTCAACGCGCTCCCCGGCGAGACGGAGCCGACCATCCCGACCGGATGCATCCTGGCGCCGGAGGAGTATCGAAGCGACGTGCTTCCTCACGGCTCCGGCGACTCGATCCCCATCGATGTCCTGGGCGATCGCCTCCAGCTTCTCAAGGGACTCCGGATGGTTCTCGAGCCGAGCGCACCATCGAACGGCTCGCTCGATCCCGTCACCTGCCTCAACACCTGGGTGGCTCACACCTGCGACCTGGTCATCGAGCTCGAGAAAGAGCCCCCGCCCGATCCCGTCATCGAGGATCGCAAGGGCATCACCAATCACTTCGAGGTCACCGACTTCGTCGATGGGGATTGGTCGTTCTTCTCCGACCCGCTTCGCGGCGGCTCGGTCGCCGTCGAGAGCTCGGCCGGCGAGCTCCGCATCCTCGAAGTGTTTTGGGTCGTCGAGTATCAGCCGTTCTTCGATGCGAGCTCGAGCGTCCCCGACGTGTTCGCCGACGTGACCGGCAAGGTCACCGACGGCAACCCGGCCGACATCGCCGAGAGCATCGTCACTACGGCCGCGCCTCAAGGGATGGGCCTCCCCTCGACGGCGATCGCACGCGAGGACTACAACCCGGCCCGCACCGGATTCGCGGCCGACGCGATCCGCGCCGACTTCACCATCACCAGCCAGATCAACACGCTCGACGTGCTCGCCGCCCTGGCCGACCAGTGCGACTTCCGCCAAGCCTGGGCGCGAGGCAAGCACCGCATCATCCGCAAGCCGTTCGTGGGTGGCTTGCTCCGAACGGACGGCATCATCAAGTTCGTCGCCGGCACGACCTTCGAGGCGTTCACCGACCTCGAGAACGACGACGTGCTTCGCGACTCGCTCGGCTTCTCGAGGACCGCGCTCGACGACACGCGCACCCGCTACCAGGTCAAGTTCAAGCCGCTCGCTCACACCGGCGACTCCGGCGGAAGCGTCGAGGTCATCAACGACGCGGCCGAGCTCGAGTTCGGCCGGCGCGAGGAAGCTCGCGAGCTCGACCTGATCCGCGACCAGGGAACGGCCGAGCTCGTCACCGAGCGCGACCTGCTTCGCCGGAGCTCGCCGCGCTGGCTTGTCGAGATGAGCCTTCCCCTGTTCGCGCTCGAGCTCGCCCTGGGCGACCTGGTCAGCCTGACGCACCTGGACTTCGGCTTCGCGTTCGGCGAGGTTCTGGATGTAACGGTCGAGACGATCAACCTCGGCGCCGGCCCGTTCATCTCGGTTAAGCTCGCGGCGATCGTCTGGCAGAAATAGGAGAGCACGATGGCACTAGGCGCAAGCGTCCGACAAGTAGACAACGCGACCGACCTCGACGCGGCCAACCTCAACAGCCTCGACGACGGCGGCAACGTCTACCACAGCCCGAACGGCGGCCTCAACTTCCGCATCACGGCCGCGACTCTCCGGCTTCGGGATCGACGGTTCGACTTCGCCGAGGTCGTCGCCGACCAGGCGGCGACGGCGAGCGTCACCACCTACGTGTTCATCGACCAGGCCGGCACGCTCGCGACGAACATCACCGGCTTCCCGGCCGACGAGCCACACATCCCGCTCGCCGAGGTCGCGAGCTCGGGCAGCGCGATCACCGGCATCACCGATCGCCGGCCGCGCCTCGAGCTCCCCGGCGGCGTCGGCCGGCGCCTCTGGCGAGCCGGCCGGTTCTACCTACAGGACGGCCGGCCCCCGAGCTCGACGCTCACGCTCACGGCCGACACGCTCTACGGCATCCCGTTCCCCGTCGCATCCTGGGCGGCGATCGACCGCATCGCCGTCGAGGTCACGACGGCCGACGGCGGAAGCGCGATCCGTCTCGGGCTCTACGCCGAGAGCCTCACCGTTCGCGGCGAGCCTGGCGTGTTGCTCGAGGATTTGGGAACCGTCTCGAGCGCGACCACCGGCATCAAGACTCTCACCGTCTCGCCGACGCGCACCCTCGCCCCCGGCCTCTACTTCGTCGGGCTCATCGCTGGCTCGGCCGTCGTCGCGTTCCGAGCGTTCGACGTGGGCGCGGAGCAGAGCGCGGACCTCGGCTACCCCGGCGGCGCGACCGACTTCCTCGCGGCCTCGGCCAACACGATGTGGCGCGGCTCGGCGGCCGGCAACGACGAAGCGGCGGCGCTCCCCGATCCATTCCCGGCGTCGCCGACGGCGACCCTCACCAAGACGCCGGCGGCAGCGCTTCGCGCAGGGTAGCGAGCTCGCATGGCGCACGATCCCGGCGAACCTCTCAGCACGAACACCGACATCTTCGAGAAAGCCATCGGAACGGCTCGGCTTTGGCTCGGCCAGTGGAGCGGACCATTCAGGGCGCTCCGGCTTCCGACTGGCTTGCTCGACCTCAAGCTCCTCACGTCGGCGCCGGCGAACCCGGCGAGCGGATGGGCGCGGCTCAACGTGCTCAACAACGTCGTCAAGATGATCAACTCGAGCGGAACCGACCTGCTCGCTTCGACGATCGCGGCGGCCGGCGGCCAAGACCTCACGCATCACGCCTACCCCTGGGCGACCTTGAAGCGCGGCGACGGCCTCGCACCTTCGACGTTCGGACTCGACACCGAATACAAGTGGGGCCAGTGGTCGGAGGCCAAGCTCGACCTGAACGACGCGGCCGGCGGAACGATCCCCGAGCCCCCCGTGGGGGAGGAGCTCGACGGGCGAAGCGACCCGACGAGTCGGCGCACGGCGTTCGCTCTGTTCAACGACATCAACACCGAGGAAGGCAACACCGTCATCCTCGATATGCGGATGGCGATCCCCGAGGCGTTCACGACCTGGGGAACGAACGGCATCATCTTGCATCACAAGATCGACGCCGACGGCGCGGCCGGCAACGGAACCGACACCGGCACCGTCGCCATCTCGGTCTACGATCCGAGCACCGGAAGCGACACCGTCGCCGAGACGACGACGCGAACGCGGACGAACGCCCAGGCGGCCGACACCGTTTACCAGGATGTCCAGATCACCGGCGCCACGCTCAACGGGATGACCAACCCGTTCGCGGCCGGCGATATGATCCACCTGCGGATTCAGTGCGCCGGCGCGTTCGTCCAGGGCCTCTCGTCGCCGTCGTTCTGGCTCGGCCGGCTCTCCGCTTACTTTGAATAGCCCGACGCGCTAGACTGCGCCCAGGAGAAACGCGATGGCACACCGGCACAACTTGATGATCGCTCGCGACGTGCTCACCTACGCGGCGCCGGCGACGACCGAGACGCTCGAGGTTCCACGCGGCCAGATGCGAAGCGTTGACGACGTGACCGCCTGGATCTATCCGACGGCCCAGGCCGTCACCGCTACCTGGCGACTCCGAGGCGTGCGCGGCGAGGACGGCGCGGCGGCCGAGCGACTCGGCTTGATTAACGACCCGACCGTCACCGCGATCGCCTGCCCCGCCGGCCAGTGGACCTCCATGCATCTATCGCTGGCCGACGTGCTCGCGCTCGGCGACCTCCTGGTGGATTGCCTCGCCGGCGGCACGGCTCCGACCGATGTCCATGTTCAAGTTATGGGAGCGAAGGAATAGCGATGAGCAA